TAAGTTTCTGTTAAATTCTAAAATTGGTCTTTTTGCTCTAAATGATTTACTAGGCAATGATGTTCCGGAATCTATAAATCTGTCTTTATGGTGCCAGAAATTAATTCTACTCCAAGTATTGTTATCTGTCGATCCTCTCTGCATAAGCATGTAGTCTGGAGTACTTTGAGTGTTGCCGCCATCCCAAGGTTCAGCATCGAATCCATATGCGCCTGTATTCAAGTATGATAAGAATCCGTCAGCTCCAGTAACAAATCCTGTCCAGTAAGGATTGCCGTTTAAATCTGTGTCCGCTAAACTAGTGAAAAATTCATTTTCAACAACTTCACCTACAGCATCATAATATTGTCTTGGTGTGCCGTCATCTTCTAGTAGTAATGCAGAAGCAGTTACCGATCCCGAAGGTATAGTTGTTGCTATGAGGACTGTCTCTTCTGTTATAATTTCTTCATCCCACGGTGTAAATGCAGGTGTTGAAAATATAGCACTAAAGTTTTGGTCTTTTAAATATAAAACAATACTCTCGCCTACGCCCTCAACAATATAACGATTATTAAGATATGAAGCAGGAATAACATGTGAGCCTTCAAATTCTATAACAGAGCCATTTTTGAGTGTTACTCCGTTTGGTGATGTATAATTCTTTTTGCCAATAACATCTTTTAAGATATTAATTGTACTTTCTGCTGTTCCGCTAACTGCAAGTTTCTGTGGCCCTTCAGGACTCCAAAAATATTCCTGATAATTAACTAACTTGTCGTAGTCAATGGGCGGCAAAAAACTATAAAAGTTTGTGTCGAATAAAACGTTTTCGTTTTTAGTATCTACACCGTAACTCTTTATTTGGTTAACAAAGTCTTCGTAAAATAATATATTTGTGGATTCACCATTCAACGGATCAATTGTATTTACTACTGGCTCTAAACTATACTTTTGTCTACTTGCACTAGGCTCATTAATATAATGATCTCTAGTAGAATCAAACTGGTCAGGTTCTTTACGTCCTATGTAAGCGGAAATTGTTTCAATGTTACTCTTACTGAATAATTGTTCTACTGTGCTTTCAAAAAAGTTCTTTAATACTGTAGTTTGCCCTTGTCCAGGTAACTTACTTATTTGCTTATCAGCCATGTGTTTTCCTAATATCCGCTGTTATCTGTTGAGCTACCGGAGTTGCCAACAGTATTATTTAGAGTAATTGTATTACCCAATGTAGTATTCGCTACACTTTGATCCAGTACATATGTACCGTGGTAGTATGTTACACCGTTAGGCATGTAAAACACTTGCCCAAAGAATGTATGTGTATGACTTGTCCCGTCACCTGCAAAGTTTGCCGCTTCAGCTGAAGCATACAACGGATAGTATCCGTTAATAGCATATGGTCCTACGGAACTATCAACACCATTGTATGTTGTTAATAGACCTGTACTTGACTTATTAGGCTTAATATTGCCATGTGTCAATTTGTCTACGACATCAACCTGGTCGATGCCTGCTGTACTTAAAAATAATTCATCTGCGTCTGCTTTAACTTGGAATAAGTCTCCGAACACACCACTAGCTTTTGTTGGTACAATAACTATACTACCTATAGCATTGCCAACTTGCTGATGAATGTAACTACTCAATTCTGTAAAGTAGAACGTGTCGCCAAAATCCCAATTCTCAATATCAAAATAGGCGTTAATTGCGCCAACTACTTTTGTCTTAATTTCGTTATCACTTAAACTTGTACCAGGCAATCTAACAACTTTAAATTTTGCTTGTAGTTCGTCTGCCGCATCAGTACCAAATATAAGTTTGAATCTTCCGCTCTTGAATACTAATTGGTCACTAGCAGATTTATAGTCTTGCAATATTGCAAATTCATTTTCTAGTTCTGAACTAGTAGGTGCAGTTGGGAATGCAGTACCTGGCACTTTAATATATGCCTGCATGTTTGCCCAATAGGTAGAAGTAAGTACAAAAAATTCATGTACATTACTAACACTAGGATCAATTCTCATACTGTTATCTGCAACGTGTGTCCATTTAAATATAACACCGTTTTGTCTTTGTGACTGCGTATTCTGTGTAAAACTTCTTCCTTTTTTAGCAAAGTGCGAAGAACTTTCGTAATTGCTAACTCTAGATAAATCTGTACTACTTTTAGTTAAAATAAACACCTTACCCGAATCTTTAGCATAAATCTTTTTATTGTGTAAACCTTTAGAAGATTCAGTTCCGTTAGAATTGTTAAACGTGTTAACCACTGCTTTGTTTCTAACTAAAAAGAATTCGTAATCTGATGTAGCATGTGTAACACCCGTTCTAGGATCTACTGTGGCATCACCTATCGAGTCACCTGCAATATATGCCATATCGGCACTAAAGTTGACACCAGTCTCTTTTCGTAAATCTAATATTCCTGCTTTAACTGGTCTGGTATAAGTGTAGCCGTCAAAGTCTTCGTAATTTTCAAATAGCACAATATCATCTTCGCCAACAAACTGTTCAAACTGAATTGGGTTATCAGGACTATCTGACGATGCTGTATTAACAGGAGTAACTTTTACTTTCTTAGGGTCAGTATATCCGTCTGGATAACTAAAGTTTCCTATTGCACTATACACAATTGGCGCTTCCAGTCTACTATTGTCGTTAACATATTTAATTGAAACAGTATCACTTCTATTGTTTCTAGTTGTATTGTCTATAGCATAATGATGTCTGGCATTTAAATTTACTATAAGGTTACCTGTTTGCGTTGTAACATTACTGTTTGCTAATAGAAAATTTACTCCTGCCGGAGCAATACCACTTACGTCTGATACCGATAGTATGTAATCTGCTGGCGGATTACTAACATCGCCATATCTAAATGCTATACGTCCTAGTGAATCTAAAATGTTGCCACCAAAAGTAGTATTACTAAACGGTATAGTTATAGTCGGTAATGAATCAACAACACCTGTGTCTGCAACTACTACAACGTTTCCGTTATCTGTTGTGGAATCACTTGTTCCTAATTCTATTTCTGTTGGTAATACAAATGAGCCTGGAGTTCCGTCTGTGTAAAGTCCGAAGTTGGAAGTTAGTGAAACTTGTATGTCATAATGTTTAACACTTCTAGAAATTAACGGTATACTAGAAAAGTATGAACCTGTTGTAGCCAAATACCATTTGTCACCTTGTGTTATACCATCTTCATCTACCCACGAAAATCCTTCTACAAAACTAGGCTTAATATTTAATGTTGGCAATTCAATTGAATCAAATTTTGCTAGTCCAGTTGCATTATCTTGAATTCTGTTTTGATTAACGTTATAAAATCTAACATCTTCTAGACTTTCGAAAACAAATTGTGTGCCTCTAATTTCTATGTCGTATCTGTATGATAATGTATCTACATTAACATAATTAAATTTTAAAATCCAACTTGCATCTATGCCTGTACCGGACAAGTCGCCTGTGTGGGCGGCACTAAATTCTTCGTCGGTGCTTAAATTATTATTTTCGATAATATAATATCTGTTGTCGCTAGGCATGAATCTAACACCAAATGTTCGTCTGGATTCCATAGCTGATTTTAGATTTGACTCTTCTAAAGCAAATAATGTTTTTCTTAAGATAACAATTAGTTCATCACACTTCCAACCATTGTTTATTTGCTTGTTAAGTTTAATAGGACCATTTATTGTACTACTCGCAGAGTTCCTAACACCGTTGTTATCTATACTGATAACTTTGACCCACTCGTAAAGTGTTTTATCACTTGGATCATAAAATTTTAACATGTACCCGGGCTGTATTATTTTAAATAAGGAGTTCGAATTATTAACATCTGTTTCAGTTCCACCAGCGGTGTATATCTCAGACATGTATCCAAACTCGCCGGAACTCTTTCTAGGCAATGTATTCCATGATATACCAAATAATGAAATATCAAACATTCCATTATAGGCAGGAACTTCCTTAACCTTGGTTCTAAATGTACTGTAAATAAAATCATTAAGTTTTAAGTTTTTAATAATTTTTGGAAACTGTGTATTAATAAAGTCTTGGGCTGTATTTGTTGTTGTTATAGTAAATGCATCACTAGAGTTACTTGCTTCTTCATACAATGCGCCATCTTCTGCAATGCTTGTAGTAGTCTGGAAAGTACTAGTAGGATCTGTAATATCGATATACCTACTATGTCCAGCATGTGTTTTATTTGTAACTTTTAATTTTTCAATATTTGTACTTTTTGCTAAAGGCAAAACCTGATAGTCTTGAGCTGTAACCATTCTGTCTTGGGCATAATATGCCTGCGGTGCTCTTTCTTTAATACCAGCAAGTGTCTCAGCAGGTAAACTATTAGAAATTGCATTTTCCAATCTTGTTGTAATTGTTAAGTTATATTGTTTACCATCTTGTGTTAAGTATGGAATAGTTGTAACCACTGACCTGACATCATCTGGTTGCAATGTAAATCTTTCGTTGTCACTAACTCTGTATTGTGCTACATATGTTCCCATAGGTACATTTGCAAAGTTGCCGTCAGCAAATTGTAATCTAATTCCGCCTGTGCCTAAATTTTGTACAGCATATAACAACGGAGTGCTTTTAGCTTTGTTGTTATACATTAAAGTTTGCCCAACAGTGTTTGGCACTTTAGACCATTTAGTTATCACAGTGCCTGCCGTGTCTATTTCAGACAAATAAACATCTTGTTCATTGATGTTAGCAACTGCAATATCTTGTATTCTGTTTTCTACAGGATTAGTAAAATCATATGTTGTTTCAGACAATATACCTTGCTTAAATAACATAAAGAATCCAGTATTTTTACTTAGTGATCCTAGTCCATCATTTCTATGAACTATTGAAAAGTCGTTTGTGGGGTCAGGATGCTTTTCAAAAAAGACGCTATCATCTTCAAAGTCAACGTTTACAAATTCAAAATTTCTGTTAACACCGTTAACATTAACACTAAAGCCGTGTGCTAGTGGCGAAGCAATAGGTGTGTTAATATCATATCTATCAGTAATAATTCCACCAACTGTTCCTGTTTTAACAGGTTTACTAAATCTGTTAACATTGCCAAATGCACTATTTAAAATTGTTAAAAATTGTTCGTAACTATCAGGGTTGTTTGCATCGTTCCAACTTATAGTTTTATCGTTTAGACTTGAACCAGAGCTATCTGTTAATGGCTCTGTTGTTGAAACACTTACAATTTTCATAAGTCCACTTGCAGGAATATTTCTTTTAGGATTATATCCTAACTGTCTTGCAAGTTTAAATACTGAATCTCTTCTTTCAGCAGTTTCTAAAAAGTTTTCTCTAGTATTAACATCCATTCTGAATGCAATACTTTGCCCGAGGTAGGCAAGCAATTCGATGATTGCAATAAATTCTGAACTCTCTGTGTAGTCGTTAAAGTTTTCTGGGAAGTTAGTCTTAATGTATTCGACCATTGCATTTCTAATGGTATCAAAATCATATGCTTGAAAGTCTACTTGGCTATATGCCTGGTATGCTACTGCCCAATCCTCTGCCGCGAATAAATTATTTTGTCTGCTATTAACTGCCATATTATATCTCTACGTTTTCCCTAGCATATTCTACAAATAAAGTATCTTCCGAAAGATACGGCTTAAACTTTAAATGCATTGTTATGCGAATTGTGTGGTCTAATACTTCAGTAAAGATATCTGTTAGTTCTACTCTTAAATCTTTTTCTACAATACGTTCTATATCTTCTTTAATTTCTGCAACAACATACTGGTCTAGCGGGTTCATTAAAATATCCCAAATTCTAGTACCGTATGTAGGTCTCATCAATCTCTCACCTCTTTTAGTGTAAAGTTCGTTGAGTAAGTCTGCTTTTATGAGCTCGCCATCAATTAATGTATAAGGCGCCCTTACTTTCCCTACTGTGCTGAATCCTTTGTATATATTAGCCATACAACTATTTATCCTAAAGGATTAAAACTAGTTATAATAACCACTATAAAAAGCCTAAAAAAAGATTGACTTTAAAGTTAAAAGGATACATAATAACATAGTAAGAATTATCTTGCTACTTTTATAAATTTATAGGAACATTTGATGAGAAATATCATTGAACGCTTCGACAGTATCTGTAAAAAAGCAGACGCAGTTAACAAGCAATTGAAATTAACTAGTGAATCCTCAGGTTACGGTCCTCGTTTCCAGAAGATGATGTCGAAAAAACAAAACCGTCTACATTCTGTAGGCATTTACGATTACCATACCAAGGGGTATATATTGTTCGAAATGGTGAACCTCGTAGGACAAAAAGGCAAAGTACCGCAAGAGTTCTATGAAATGGAAACCATGTTGAAGAATGCCGTTAGATCCTAAAAAAAATATAGTCTTTATACATGGTAGCGGTTCATCTTCACTCAGCTATAATTTTTTAGAGATATGGCTACCAGAGCATAACCTACTCAGTATAGAATACGACACACAAGATCCGCCTGACGATATAGTTATTAGGATACAAACAAGTATCTATGACACTTTTGGAAATGAGGAATTTTCTGTGGTTGCACACAGTTACGGTTGTTTGTTAGGAATGAAGGCAGTTGTGCAGTTTGATACATGCAATGAATTTGTTGCCATGAGTGCCCCATGGGGTGGAAGTAGAACTGCTAAGTGGCTGTCTTACGCATTTAGGCATAGTAAACTGTTTAATGCACTAAATCCAAAGAGTGCATTTATCACAGCATTACAGTCTATTAATAACAAGTTTAAGATAATTAATATAGTAACAACAGGAACTAGAGGTACAGGAAACGACCTTGCAGGCATGGGTGAAACCAATGATGGCACACTCACTGTTAGGACACAGAAATCCGTACCCAGTAACTTTAATAATTTAACACAGATTGAAATGGGGACTAGCCACAATGAAGTGCTAGTAAACTTTGATACTGTAGAAATTATTAAATCTGAGATATTTTATGAGTAACACTTCACTAAATGACACATTAGAAGAACAATTACGCACAATGTTGGTTGATAAAAATAACGAGAACGCTTCGTTAAGAGCTGAAATAGAAACTTTGAAAAAAATTGTTGCTGAAGAGCAGGAAGGCAAATACAGAGCTTATATCAAGTTTGCAGATTTACAAAAAGAAGTATCAGCTAAACATTTTTTAAATGGGCAAGATATTAAGTAACAGGCTTGTCTTTATCAGCATGACCTATATATGGTTCTCTAGTTATCAACTTATCCATTATACTATTGACAGTATCTTTAGCACCTTCTCTTTCACCTTCAGTAGTCAACGGATTATCTTCAGTAGTATCTTGTAAATCGTATTCCCAACCTGGCTTTTCTATAGGAAGGTCTTCATGTTGTACTTGTGGAATTAATTCTGCAGTTTTGCTGTTCTCTGCCTGAGTTGCACTTCCGCCATCGTTTAGATGCACTGTACTGCCTACTACATTTACTTTACTGCCGGATTGTATATTTGTATCACTGCCTGCTTTTATGTGTTGAGTTTCGGATGCTGTATTATACATACTAGCCTTACTGTTTAAATGCATATTTTTTTCTGATGTAGCATATATCGAGTTCCTTGATGTTAGATTCAACGATCCTTGTTCATCAACTTCTAATACAAAATCTTGCATAACTTTCATTGTGCCTGTTGCACCTGCATTAATGTTTAGTACTCCACGCTGGTTGCCATCTTCATCTACTTCTTGGTGTGCTTCACCATAAACACCAGCCGCTATATTTACAGAAGTGTTACCTTCTAAGTTTAAATTTTTGTCTGCTCTTAAACTAATGTTACCTTTAGCTCTGTATGAAATATCCTTTTCACTATAAATTTGAATGTCACCATCGCCACTCATTTCTATCCATGCTGTTCCTTTTGCATTTATTACATAGATTAATCCGTTGGTGTCATCCATTAGTATTTGGTTGCCACCCGCTGTTCTTAATCGAATATTTTTACTTTCGCCGTTGATGTCGCCGTCATCCATTACAAAACTGTGTCCACCTGTTCTGTGTGTACCATCCTTTTTGCCAGATGTTAAATTTACATCCTCGGCACCCGGAGTGCTTATACCAAACACACTACTCGGCGATTCTCTTCTTCCGCTAGATGTCGATATACCTCTGAGCTTGTCATTAATTAGACCTTGGTCTAAAATAGGTTTTGTTATGTATGGATTGACTGGTCTATTAGAGTTTTTACCATGGTCTATTTCTGGTGTACGTCTATTAACTTCTGCTACAGGCAATTTTGTGTCTGTACCAAATGTTTTACCAGCGGCATTGCCAGGTACCATGTTAGCCATTTGGTCAGGCAATAAGCAACCTATTACAAACGGTAATTTAGATTTACCATCTGCAAAACACACTAATACCCAGTTGCCTACATCGGGTGGTACCATCCACATGCCATATGCTTTTTGTGTTTCAACATATGATGCTAAGTTATCACCAATCCGTTGAGAAGGTGTACTTCCGCCAAAAGGTGTGCTCCAAAAAGCATTAACCCAATTGCTAGGATTATCTCTATCCTTGCCTAGCGCCGGAATGTATACTGTCAAACGCCCACTATGAGTATCATCTTTTGGTCTGACAATAACTTCACCTAAGTATACACCAAAGTCTAAGTCAGCATTTTTAGTTAAAGACTCAGTAGGATTTCTACTACTAACTTTATATTTGTCTGCCCTATATTTTCCGCTTATACTCATTGTTAATCCTCGTCCTCTAAACCGTAATCTATATCTACTAATTCGTATTTGGATAAATCTAATGCTGTTTGTTTCTTAGCATTTAAATCCAATTCAAACATACCATTACTAAAGTTTGCAGTTACCTGCATAATTTGGTATACTCCACTTAAAAAATATGCTGTTCCTTGTTGAGACATATAACCAGTGTTATTGTCCTCATCATCTAAGTCGGGGTCTATTACCCTAGGAGTTTGCATTGTGAATAAAAAGTAATTATCATTGCCATCGTATGAAATGGCATCATTAGTGGATTGCCTAATACCTTGTTCAGTAAGTTCTCTGTCAACGCCTTCTGTAGGATTTTCTGGCTTGGGTCCTAAGTACCAAGGATCGCCTCTAACTTTTAGACCTAAGTCTACTAGTATACTTGCATCGTTAACATTTTGAAACATGTATCCGAATAACGTTGCTTTAGGTGTCCCATCGCTGGTATTACCAGACGTTGTTACAATACTTGTTGTATTACTAAAACTTGGCTTAACAGTTCCTGCTTTTTTCTTATCGAATATACCTTGGAACTCTTTCATAGCCTGATGTCCACTCATCTCGCCTATAATTGTTTCTGTGCCACCGCCGGAATTTGCTAATAAGTCTGCGCCATACAGATATCCGCTAGGTTCTGGTTTATAATTTCCTTGATTGTTAACACCGCCTTCTTCTCCAACAGGAGCAAGTGTTTGCTCACCAGTGATAGGATCTTTTTGGTATCCTAAAGGATTTGTTCCGCCGTTAGCCTTGAACACAATTGCTTCTGCTAATGTCATGAATCGTTCTTTATCGTCTGCCATTAATTTTTGTTGGGCTGGAGATAGTCCCAATGAATCTATTGCTTGTTGACGTAAGGTATCGTCATTTTCTAGTTTCTTTGCTAAGGCTTTACTATCTGTTTGTAGTGCCGCTATTGTAGCCGTTTGATTCTTGGCATCAGGATCGTTTGGATCACCGGCTGGCCCGTTTGGACTAGTAGATGAGTCTCCCATTGTACCACCGCCTGGCGCTCCTAATAATAATTGTCCTGCTTTATAAGAAATATCAGCACTTAGTATTTGGTCATTTAATCCTGTGTACAAGTAATGATATGCTTTTTTAATTTTCATCTCTCTTACACGATGGGTAACATTGTCCTTAGTAGTTTCAAATTCAGCTAACGATATAGCAGTACCCTCATCGGCTGTGTCGTAAATTACAGGCTTATATGTTATCTTCTTTCCATATGTGTTTCGTCTATGGTCATAGTCTAACCATTCAACTGATGCTTCCATTTTATACCATTGGGTGAATGTTTGATTTAAGTCCATTCCGTCTGGGTCAACATTTGGACTGGCAAAGTCTTTCTTTCTAGATGTCATTTCTAAAAAGTCATCATTCATTACTAGTAATGTTGTGATTATCCTATGAAAGTTTGTTCCTTGTTTAATTTGAATTCTGTCTCTTGCAAATACTCCGCCTGATGCTTTTATACCGCCGTCTAAACTTTCTGGATTATCTTCTAATGCTTTATCGTACTCTTCTCTAGTTTTTATACCTTTTGCTTCAGCGTTCATTTGCCTGTTTACTTGCTCTGCGGTGTCGGCATTCGAGTATTTAATGTCGCCATCACCCAGTTTTTCTTTAATTGAACTAAGGTCAAAAATTATCTCGTCTTGTACAGCATGTTCTTTGTAATTATCCTCTCTAAATTTTGTTAGTGTTTCTTCTAAATCTTCTAAGCATTCCTTGATAGTAGCACCAGTCATACTAGTGTCTGCTGGTAATGTATAAAATGTATCAGAGAAAGCAGATTGAGAACCAATCACAACTGTGAAGTCGTATGTACTACCTTCTGGAGTAATACTAACATCGATTGTTGCAATTTCACATTGCCAGCACCACGGACCATCTATAGTAACAGGATCACCACCTGCTTCATTATCGTCTAAATCGTCTGTGTATCCTTTAAAAGATAGCTCGAGAAATATAGGAGCGTTAGCAAACATACCTGCTTTAATTCCAAGTGCATGTTTTGCCATCTGTATTTGGTCTAATAAGTCTGCGGCGCCAGGTTGTATAAGTGTGAACGATCCGTTAGTAACAAATGCGCCTGAGTTTCCTTTAACTATGTTTAGTGAAATATTTTCTATTGCTATTCCAGTTACGCCTGTTTGTGCAATAATCACTGTCTCTTGTGGTTCTGCTTTTAGGGCACCATTCATATAGCCGCCACCGGATGCAGTCTCATCTGGAATCATGTAGAGGCGCCAGTTGTATGTAGCATTATTGAAAGCATCTAATTTGTTTCCAGCAACCTCGCCTAGATACCTGTCTTCTTTTATAAGGCTCTTATCTTTCTCTTCGTCCTTGCTTTTGTTGAAAGGCCAAACCATTAGTTAATTACTCTATCAATAGTCTCTTTGGTTGGGATATAAATTGACAATCCTGATACAAAATCTTCTAGTGGATCAATAATTACATCTGGATTTCTTAATGCAAATACCCACCACAATCTTACTGTGCCATATAAATCATGCGCCAATAAGTCAGGTCGTTTTGCATATTTTGATTCTATTTCGTAAAATCTATCTGCCCGACTTTTAGGAAGTTTTGGCAAATCGTTTACATCGAGATACCAACCGTTGGTCGGTGCTCGTTTTAGAAAACTATCTTTACTATTAAATGAAGCCATCAGATAATCCTTTGCCGCTAGTGAATCGTTGCAAGTTAAATTTCTTTCTAGTTTTTCTATATGTGTACTGCGGTGCAAGTTCTATCATAATACTAGTTTGTGTTGGCATCATTGTTGTTGTGCCGTTGTATTTAACAGGAACATAATCTACATCGGGCGGTAATTGGAAGTTATAGTTTTTTATAATAACTGGTACTTTGTTAAAGCCAAATTCTCCCAAATATTCGAATAATAATACTGGAGGAGGTGTTCCGTAGTATCCTGACTTAACAGCACTATCACCATAAAATGCTTTAGTAATGCTTCTTAAAAAATGGAATACTGCTAACAAATATTGTGCTTCTTCTGTTGTGTTTGCTGTAAACGTTCCTGTAATAGGAAGTGTTGTAGGTCTACTATTAATGTATGTATAAAACGGATAGTTTGATCCATGCTGTACTGCTTCGTTGTAATCAACAGATGCTGTAAGGAAAATATCAGGAGTAAATGGAAACACAATTCCGCCTCTATCTTGCAAAGGCTTTAGCACACTGTCTTGAATTTCTTTACTAGGGTCGTCGGGATCTACTAGACCATACGCCCATTTCTCTCCGCCTTTCTTAGGTCGGATTCTTGCTCGCCAATCTATCTCTCCGAATTCCGAGCCATCGGATCTTTGCATGAACTGGTCGAACTGTGCTTCGCCACCAACCTCTGCAAAAACTTTAGGCTGGTCATTTCTTGTGTCATCTGCCATCTTTATCTCCTTCGTTGTATTTATCAAGATAAATAATAGTACGTTTTAATTATTAGTACTATTATTAGAAATCAGTTGACTTTGCCTTGATTAGGCACTATACTACTGTTTAACTAAGGAGATTATATGGCACACGCTCAACCAAAAAAGGTTAACTATTTAAACAATAAAGATATCCTCAAGCAAATACATGCTAGTAAGATGTCGTATTGTTATGTCCAAGACGACATGTACATGAACCCAGACATCATTTTAATGGATGTTAATGAAATTAATAAGACTACTATAAAACAAGCTCAAGACAATAGAGCATCTATTATCCAATCAGAAGGCTACCAATCTGCAATGAAGGCAGGTGGGTGGGATAAAAAACCTAAGCAAAAAGATTTTGCTATTGACCCGCAATCAATTCCAGTAGATGAATTGGTATTCAGGGTAATGGGTTATGATCATATTCCTGATGAGCCTGGAAGAAAGAAAACTACAAAAACTATTGCTGACACAAAAGCAAAACTAAATTTCCCTCCGTTCAAGCACTACATTGTTGATGGTGCTGGAACAAATCCAAGAGAAGTTGCTAGGAGTCATTGGGTAGGTGGACTACACAATGGGCATTTTTCAGTTGACCATGGAAAGATTACAAACACCCTTGGTAGCATGTTTATGAAACTTGTTGAACGTTACAGTCAAAGAGGTAACTGGAGAGGTTACACTTATGTTGACGAGATGCGTGGACAAGCATTAGTACAACTAGCACAAATCGGATTGCAATTTAACGAAGCAAAATCTGACAATCCATTCGCATATTATACTGCTACAGTTAATAACAGTT